TCTTGCAAACTTTTCGGAACGGCCTCAGCGATATCTTCAGCGGAATGGTCGTCAGTAACCTGGGGTGTGTAATGCGATTTAGCATGCATATGTACGTCATCATAGGTCACCCAGCGAGTTTCCATATGGTCTGGTAGCAGCATATCAAGAGCGTTAGAAGTAATGCGTTCAACATCAACTTCGGCTTTTTCAAGACGGTCTTCTAGCTTGGATACGAGCGCATTTTTACCTTCAACAACATCGTCATAAGATTTGATCAATTCGTCAGCGTACTTCTTGTGGTTACGGTATCCAGATTTAAATCCATAACAATATCCGCCGATAACAGCTACAGACAAGAGTCCTACGCCAATCCATACAGATTTCTTGATTTTACGTTTAGGTTTGTTTTCAACTACAACTTCAGGTTCGACTTCTTCAAGTCCAGCTTCCATTCCGTCAAACAAGTCGATCGGCGAAGTAACTTCTTCTTGTTCAGGAGCATAAGCGCCAGTTTGGTTCTTGTAGTCCTTATAGTTTTTAACTAAAGAATAGCCGACATATCCGAGATTGATAATCCCGAAAATGCCAGCGCCAATTTTGATGATGTCAGATGTTTTCATGTTTATTCTCCTTTTAGATAAAGTAGTCAGAAATATCACTAGCATAGTCGACACTTGATGTGATATCGCGGACAGGTTCGAATTCGACCACAGGTACAGGATATGCGTAGCCGTTTTCATCACGCACCATAACCACATGTGTATCTAGTGCAAATAAGTCATGGTCAGTCCAGCCAAGCTCAGACCCCGCACGACGTTGTGGACGAGTGAGTGGGATTTTAAGTGCGTCATATACAGTGGTCAAAGTCAGGAAGCCTTGACGGCGAAGTTTTTCAGATAGCGCATTATCAATAGATGCAATGAACATTTGGTTGTAGTTCAAGTCATCTTTAGCGAATTCCGCTGATTTGTTGAATAGTGTATACTCCATCCATTGACATTCGTCAGCGGCTACAGTGGTAACTTTCTTAGGATTTTCCTTACCTTCTTCTTCAGGGCTAGCTAGGGTTTCTTGGCGCTCACCGATAAATTGCGCATTAGGATCATTAGGATATTGTTCCCGGATTTGCTTACGCAGACGGTGGTTAGCCTGAGTAGCTGTAGCAAGTGCAGAAGCAAGCAATGCGTTACGTCCAGTCAAGACATGGTATGAGCGAAGGATAGCGGCAGTAGATAAAGCACCAGCAGTGATAGCAGGGGCAAGAGCTTTGGTTGTGCGTAGGATTGTGTCACCAATTGGCACAGGCATATCATTTTCACGCAGATATTCAACATCTTCAACAATTGTGTTGATCTTGTCTTTCGCCTTATATGCAAGGACAGCGGTAACGCCGAAACCAACAATCCCAGCAGCAACCATAATCAGCGGTTCTTTCTTCTTGTAATTAAACGCAAGAACTTCCATGTTTTCCTTAAATGTTTCCAAATTCCATTTAGCCATAATTTAAAAGACTCCTTTTTATTTAAATAACTTATCCATAATCCAGCATGCAACGCTGAATAAACCAATAACAAACGCAAACTTAATAATAATGTATGCGATAAACCCAAGTAGGGCAAAGAATAAAATAGTTAAAATCAGACTTAACATATCAGTCCTCCTTAGCCACCTTTTCAGTAGCTTCCAGAGCTTTATCCAAAGCTTTCTTTCCGTTTTCAACCATAAATGGTACTACACCGAAAGCGACGATTTTAACAGCATTAAGTAAAAATTTCTTGTTCATTATATTTTCTCCTTTTAATTAATGATAAATATGGTTTGTGTTTTTACGATTTACACGATTTTCACCATATACAATATCTGAAATACGATCGGCCATTTTATTTGCAATATAATCGCTGATATGCTTTTTAACAGAAGGTCTATTTAAAAACAATAAAAATAAAACCGATACGATAGTCCAAACAACACAAATACCCAATAAAATATTAATAATAACTTCCATGATAGACACCTTTTCTTAAATAACTTCTACAGGCGGCAAAGCAAGCGTGTATTTACCGCGGACAGGAATGATACGGACACTGTTGAGGTTTCTCCAGCCATATGAGTTATCCGTATAGTTTGTGCTAGGCTGACCAGCATAATCATAGTAGTCAGCAAGACGGGCGTAGCCATAGTTCATAATATCGCTATTAAGGCTATCTAAGACAACCTTAGCATCATTGTGAGTGAATAGGTAGATTTCCTTAACCCGTCCAGGATTGTTTACAGGTTGTGGTTCAATAACACTTGTTGGATGATATGCGCTTGAGTAGTTTGTGTAGGTACGGCTACCTTGAACGCCACTACTACGCATAGGGTTATTCCAACCAGGTGAATTGTTGTATCGGCCACGGTCTTCACCATAAGCAGCCATATTCACACCTGTTGTGATTGAGTTTACAACCGTATCCTTAATCGCAGGCACGATAACCTCACGACCAAGATATCCAAAAATAGCACGTACGCCATTAGGCCCAATAAGACCTTTAACCAATCGAGTCATCAGGCCTGGCTTGAGTGGTTCGGTGGAAGAGCTAACAAGCGCTTTCTTCGGTTGACGCTGAGCCACATCAACTTTTCCATCGTTGGGTGTAGCTTCTTGAGGCTTAGCAACATTCGTAGCTTGAATGTCGTTGTAGTTAGTTTCGGTCATATGTTCTCCTTTTCAAAAAAAAAAAAATGAAAGTAGACTTTCCTTGTTTCCTGCTGGAATCAAACCAGCGCCTTGCAATTACTCATGTGCTCTCAACGTACACCAAGTACTCCAAGGGGTCTCCTTTCTATATAGTGCATGGTAAAATTTTTAAAGCGAATATGCTTCGAATTCGATTGATAGTTTTCCAGGATTTCGTTCGGAAGCAAGGGTTGTATGGTTTGTGACCTTAATGCCCATACCTTCTATGGACGCGAAATTATTTGTTGTGCCGAGTCGCAGTAATAGGTCGGTCGACTCTTGGTCTCCGATTGGGTCGATTACAATAGAATAGCGGTGGTCGTCTAGATTTACAATATCGTAGAAATATTTATCCAAATATGTTTTCTTCATCAAGTTCTCCTTCAAAAAAAAAAGAAAGAAGTGTAGATTACTCTACAACCTCTTCCGTTTCTTCAACAACTTCAGGAGTATTTTCATACTCTTCAAGTTCAGCAATTTCATAGTCGCCGTCAATTACATCGGCATCGAATTCAGCGGGCATCCCAGCATCGTATGCTTTCTTGCCAAGGAATCCGATAAGGGCAGCTCCTGCAATAGCTCCACCAATTTTCCATTTGTTCGATTTGACCCAATTCCAAGCTTGTTTAGCTTTTCCTTGTTTCTCTTCAACAACTGGTTGTTGGTCAACCATCGCAAGAAGCTTAGCCTTCTCTTCATCTGACAAGTTTTCAAATACGCTACCGGCAACAGCCTCTGCATTTTCAATAACTTCAGTAGTTTCTGCTTCTTTCAATTGTTTTACTTTTGACATATTAATGTCCTCCTTTTTATTTGTTCTATATAGTGGTATGTAAAAATTTTTATTTAAACTCAAATGTGATAATCCAGCGTTTATACATATCGTTATAGTAATAACGTGGTCGCTTGATTTTAGCGGCGATCTTAGGATCTTTCAAATATAGTTGGAATAGATATTCTGCAATATCTTCCATAATATCCAAGTCATCTTCGATATGGTCGTTAGTGCTGATAGGCGTGAGATTAAGCGCGATACCAGTATCATCTTGTCTGTTGTAGCAGATGCTTGTGTGATACAAAGCGTTGACCAGAATTACATTGTTAGGGAATAATAAAATTTCGTTACTCATTTCTTTGCTCCTCCTTTTTCAATATATAAGATATCACCGGTAACCATATTGCCGAATAGGAAATTCTTTTCGAGGTTGGAAGTCTTGGCATATACAACATCGCCTTCCTCGATAGAATAGTCTTCGCCACCATCTTTCTTGGTAAGTGCGGCATATACAGGGTCTCCTGCTCCTTTGAGAGTTACCTTGCCGAAGTATCCATATTCGTCTTTACTTTTATCATAAGCTGACATATCAACAGATACAACTTCCCAGCGTGTGACCTTATACCAGTCTTCGGCTTTCTTGAAATCTTTAGCATCTTCCAAGGTTACAATATCCGCATGCGGTGGATGAGGGATAAAATACCAGACACCACAAGCAATAGCTCCAATAGTAGCAATAGCAGCGATAATCAACAATAGTTTATTTTGGTTTTTGATTTTAAGGTTAAATTTCATGTTCATATCCTCCTTCGATAATGAATTCATCAAGAATTTTGTTTGCATTTTTGATTGATTCCTCAATATAAGATTTATGATCTGCGCCTAATTGGGCAAAGTTATGGCCACAATACCAATTACCTCCGTACTCCTCAGTACACCAGTCAACCCATTCTTCAGCTGTTTCCATCATATATTGTGTTAAATATAGCAAGACAACAGCTTCGGTTGTGATGAAATGGATAAAAGATAGGTCGTTCATCTTTTTAAGACGCAACTCACGGTTCTTGGTTTGGGCGATACGTGCTGTACTTTCTGACATTAATTTCCTCCTTTGGCTTGATGTAATATCCGAATGATATTGTAGTAGCAATCACGGAAATATTCCATTTTGTATACAATAACATCCCATGTGTCATGGTTATTGACTCGTGGCATATCCGTTTTTACCATTTCGATACAATTCTCAAAGTCGGCATCGGTTGGCGATAAATCAAAGTCCGTAATCTTAGTACGAATACGAGTTGTAATCTTATCAATACCATCCTGCCCGACATTAGTTATCGTTCGAACCTTGAAATATGCGAAGTATATACCTCGAATATCTTCCTCATACTTATCGATAAGGTCGGCTGTGTAATAGTTTTGGATAATACCCATGGTTGAAATGAATATAATTTTAAACATTTCAAAGTCGTATTCGTTATATTCAAGATGGTTGTCTGCCATAATCCCGAAGACATATGAATAGAATAACTTTCTAAATCCAATATCTGCTTCCATTAGGCTATAGATAGTAGGATAATCACCCTTATCGGCATACTGCATAAACATTACTCCTTTTATATTATACCAAAAAAAAAGAAAGAAGTGTACATTAGTACAGCTTCTTAATGAAATTCTTTGCGCTAGACGTAAACAAGCCATCTTCGGCTTCATAGTCCCTGATGATTAGGATACCTGCGATACTAGCGATAGCACCACCAACAGTAGTGATGATAGCTGCCTTAACCTGTGGTTCGAGCTTCTTTTCTTTACCTTGCATATGGCGGACTTTAATATCCGTCAATGTTTTGGTGAGAAAATCAATATCGTCCAAGATTTTGACTTCTTCCTCACTGCCCGTTGGCACTTCAGCCAGTTGGGTATTCAGTTCATCGAGTTTAGCCTCGATAGTTTCTTCAATTTTAGCAACGTGTTTTTTCTTAAAAAGTTTCATAACGTTTCCTTCCTTTCTATATAGACAGTTGTAAAAAATTAAAAGAGTATTGTATTAATACTCTTTCTTCAATTTAGTTAGAACGTATCTTGTAACCTCAAGACGTTCGTTGTGTTTCGCAGCATCTTGTTCAACATAGCCGTTTTTCACAAGCCTATCAATATAAGCTTCCTCCATAACCGCGTATGCAGCAAGACAACGAAAACCAACAAATCTTAAAAATTTACGCATAATAATGTTCCTCTCTTTCTATTAGGAGGGTTGTAAATATTTATTCTTTCTCCTCCGCTCCACCGTCGGCCAAGTCATTTTGAGCCCAGTATATTACCAAACCAATACGAGGAGGTATACTACCAAAACCTAGACCGTATTGTGGGCGGACAGTGTATCCGTTATCTTCAAGTTTGATTTGGATTTCATCAAAAATGAATTGTAGAGAATCTCTCCATTCTTCATCTGGAACATCAACATCGGGTCTAATTGATTTTGCTAAAAGTCGAATACTGGTCGATCCGAGTTCAAGATTCTCTAACCTATCGTTTAGCTTTTCATATACCTTAGTTAAGTCGATACCAGACCTTACGGCGCTACGTTTATCCGCGATCATCTGTCTAATTTCCGCTGCTGTTTTGAGTTTTGTCATTTCCTTCGTCCTCCGTTTTTCCTAAAGCGAGTTTGAGATTTTCGTATTTTTCCTTCAAATCGAGATATTCATCATAGTAATAAGTGGCGACATCATCTCGAAACTCCCATCGCTTCTTATACATATCGCGTTCCTCAGTTAGAGCCTTAACCTCTTTCTGATGTTTTTCTTCCAGCTCATTTATCTTTGTGCTTGTATTAATCTCGATTAGAGTAATACAGATTGTCACAAAAATAAGAGCCGAGACAATAACCGTCGTTAGTTCTTTCCATCTGGTTGACATATATAATCCTTCCTTAAAAAAAATAGGAGACCTTTGTAGTCTCCGTTAGAAAAATAGGTCTAAAATCCATAGACCCAATAGAAATTGCCACCAAGTCATATCCTTAGTTTCTTCATTCTTCTTGTTCATGTTATTTACCTCTCTTTCTATATAGATAGTTGTAAATACTTTATCAAAAAAAAGAAATGAGCGTATTAAACGCTCACAACTAGATATGAATCATGATCGTCTGTATCCATGATTTCGATAGATACCATATATCCAATCGCCCTTAAAGCATCAGCGACAAGATCAATATTTTCTTCAACTTCACGGTAAGTCAAGTCGTGTTTACAATTAGTGGTCAGCTCTGACACATAAACACTAATTCTTCTACGCGTTGTCTTAACGAAAGTATCAGCAATACTGTTCTCCGCTAATTCTCTAAGTTCGAGAATAACAGCTTCTACCCTTTCTCGGGATTCAACTCTGATTCTTTCTATTTTGTTCATCATAATAAGTTACCTCATTTCTTTATTCTATATAGAGATATGTAAAAAGTTGAAAAAAAAAAAGAAAACCGAAGTTTTCATTTTAGCGTCCAAATAGGGCTAAAATAAATCCTGCGATTCCCCGTAGAATGCTAGTGAAACCATAGCTCAAAATCCATAGTACAACCAATACTGTAATAAAGTATACCATTTTAATTCCTCCGTTTATTTTCATTAGTATTCTATATAGTGAGTGGTAAAATTTTTAAAAAAAAAATGAGCGTTGTAGATTTTACCCACACAACGCCCTTAATATCATTCACGAAGCTTCTCCACATACCACTCACCAGTAATATCGCCTAGAGCCATCCAGCCTTCAACATCATTGTGTCGGACTTTAGCCCAATGCCAGTCACACCTTGTGGTTAGGTCGAGTACTTCGTATTTCTTGTCAATCTCGCAGATACCTATGGACTCAGCTACTCGAGTCGGTTCACGGCGAATATGGATAGACATACGAGGAACCACGAACTTAGGCTCCCAGTAAATATCCTCATATTCTTTAATCTTCTTCTTAAGGGTTTCTAGAGCTTGACGCATACCGCCTGCTCCAGTCCATGGTTGTAGTACACCAAATATCCGAATGAATACAGGCACTGCTACGTTCCAATCATAATGCTTAAGATCTCTTCCGTGGGTTTCTTTAAAGATTTGTTTAAGGTATTTAAGATCTTCGGGGTGACCGATATAAGCGACTTCATTCTCATCACCATTATAGTAATAGATTTTGTCCTTATGCCAACCTTGAAGATAGTCAAGTTTTGGGTCGCCACCTTCAATCCTAAATGTAAAATGAATAGCCATTAAATCGCATTCTCCAATTGCTTGATAATCTTGTCAAGAGTAGCCTTGAGGTTGTTATCAGATGTTGTTGGTCTAAGTGCTCCAAAGATACGGATATAAACAGGAACTACATTATTCCACTGATAGTCCTTCAAGTCTCTGCCCGTAGTATCCTTGTAGATAGACCTTAGATATTTCAATTCTTCGGTGTTATGAATTGGTTGAACCTCATTTACAGCACCATTGTAATAATACACGGTACCTGCATCCCAATTCGGGTCACCCTTAATATTAAATGTAAAGTCCATTGTCTCTCCGTTCGGTTGAGGGGCTTCAGGAGCTGGGCCACCGGCACCAACATCGCCATCAATACCATCAGAATAAGGAGGATATGTGAAACCGATAATGGTCTCAGCACCACCACCTAATGTCCTGGTACGATAACGTGCAGGGCCGCCACCTAGTCCCCCATCTACATTCTGCTCAATAGTTTGGAATCGTCCTGCGCCATCCGGGTTGGATATAACAAGGCCTGTATGCCCATAACCATGATAGGATACTCGCATACAGAATATAGCGCCAGCACGAGGGGCGGTAGGCCCGGTTGTGAGCCAACCATTCCCTCTACCAGCGTTAAGCATATCTATACCGTTACCACGCATCGACCGCCCAAAGAATTTCTGGGCAATCATATTAGGTAAGTCCACACATTGAGCACCAAAGGCGCCGTCTGCATCAACCCCAATTCCTCTATCGGCAATACTTCTAGCCCAGTTAATTACTTCAGCTTTGGTCGCCATTATAGTCTCCGTTGTATAGAATTCCTTCTCGGTCAGACATTATAACTTTTGAAGCAAGTTTCGCATCGAGTTCCTTAATGTAGGTATTACCTCGAAGCTTCTGATAATCCGCGATAATATGTCGGGTCATAATATATTTTTCGTCATAAGTAAATTCCGTAGAATTATATATAGCGAGATATTCCGAACGTAACATAGACCGCTTAATCGAATTCAACTTATCATTTTGCTCATTAGCATAACGTTGCTGACGTGCGACATCTTCTTCCTTTTCTTTTTTGACCTTCTCAATATACATATTAACACTTCTAGTTAGTAAACTGATAAGGGCAATAATAAAAAGAGAAAGGCCCGTTAAGACCTTCTCATCCATTAATAATCTCTGCATTATCTATGTACGCTTCCTAAGTGTAGGGTTTATTCTTTTTCCTTTGGTGTGTCGTAACCCAAAGCTTGAGGTGAGTCACCGATACCTTTAGTTGTAGGGTCAGTTACAACACCAAGAATAACCAAGATAAGCACGAAAGTATTCACACCGTCTTTGATGTTAGTAGGGATAGCCAACCCGAATTGTTGAAGCATCAAGAATACTGCTGAGATAAGAGCAATAAGAGTAGCGCGGTTTTGAAGACGAAGTTTAAGATTAAGTTTCATAAGTTATATACCTCTTTTTAATTTATTTTGAATTTTTTTAGTGATTAGCGCGAGGGTTAGGCCAAGGCCATGCTACCCCAACGCCGTTCCGTTCGTTAGAACCATTCTTGTAGAATGTTTGGATTGTATCAGCGGCTGCATATGTGTGTTCACGAATAAACTGAACAAGTACCCGGTTGCCTGTACCAAAAGAGTTGTTGATAGTAGAGTCTTCAATAGCAACGACATCGTTAGCTTTATAGGTCTTACCTACAACAGCGTCTGGTACAAGCTTAAGCAATGCGCCATACAATACAGGGTCGATTGGGTCATCGCCAGTATAGTCCTTAGTAACGGCGTAAATAGTAAACACGTCAATAAGGGCTTGTAAGCGGTCAACCTTTTCGTCAGTCTCTTTGATTTTACGGTCTGTAAAGTTCTCAGAGAATAAGATAGCCAGCGCATCATCAAACAATTCATCGTTAGACTTGTCGATTGATGTTGGTGGCAAGTTGATCGGATGGAAAGCGCCTTCAGCATTTCCCAATACAACACGAGTTGCTAAGGGTTTGTTGTCGGCACTATATGTGAGTGATTTTGATTGAAATTCTAATTTCATTCTATCTCCTTATTTGAGCATTGGCTCCGCCAGTTGCAGGTTGTGTAGACTCTGCAAGCCAGCTAGCATGACCACGATACACACGATTCCCACCAGAGGTAGACTCCGTATGCGCGATAGTCCCATCAGCGTTAAATGACCAGAGGGCGGGGTTTATTATAGTTGTACCGGCGTTACGATATAAGACAACTTGGGTGTTTACCATAGGTTTGAAGCCATTTGGAATACGTTCTCCAAGTTTGGCATTCTCCACATTTACGTTAGGGTTAGCGATAGAGAAAACATCAACAGTAACAATACGGCCACGCTTCTGGAAAGTAGCCTTAATATTCCAACCAATCGGAACATCAGTTAGAGTATATATTGGTGTATTGTCATTATCAATACTAAACCATGGAGTCCATTTATTTACCCCAATCTTCTGACGATAACCTAGATAAGCACCACCAAAGGTGAAGAGCTCCTGGACGATATAGTTCGAGTTGTTACCCATAACCCTTAAGTAAATAAGAGAGTCTATACCAGGCGGAACGTTTTTAGCATTACGAGCACGGTAGAAACCAGCAAGATATACATTGTTGATATCGTGATTATCTGGAAGCCAAGTCCCAAATCCATCATCACCAGTTAACGCATGCGTAGACAACTTCTTGTTATTCACAAATACATCGCCCGCAATATCTAAAGCACCACGCTCCCGAACCTTGTTTATGCCGACACCAAACGGGTCATCAGTTCGATGTACCTTGATAGTACCAACGACTAAACTCTGGTCTGCCTTATTACCAAAAGCGTCTTCATAAGCGATATAAACAGAAAATGAGTTACCGGTAGAATAATCGGCCGTTAAGTCGACTACTCTATCGTTATCATTTATACCAAATATGCTTACAAGGTTGCCTGAGGTATCGTCGACAACAGTATTGGTCGTGGTATTCTTTATGGTAACATAGCGCTTTCCGGCATTGACATTCCGGTTCTGGTCATCAAATAATGCGAAAGTTCGTCCGTTGAGGTAGAGTCTTAGTTTCTTCTCATCATCGTTACGGCGGTCAACACGAGCACTACAAACTGGAGGAGAGTAGTTGTCTATTTGAATAACCTTCTCAAAGGCTGCCGATGTCAAACCACGAGAGTCTCGGATTGTGACGTTTAGAATATGTTTACCGCTTGTATTGATGTTGTTGAGAATAACGTTTTTACCGACGATCTCTCTTAGAACCTTAGTGTCCTGCATAAGTCGAACCGTCATACCATCATCAGGTATAGTCGCACCGTACTTAGTTTCGAAGTCACCTAGCGATACCTGTATCTCAGATAAAATACGAACATATTTCAAGTTCTTAAGAAGTTCTTTACACTTAGTGTGTTGTTCTTCCGTATTAATACCTTTGATAACAGGCTTCTCAGTATCCGGTATTCGCAGTCTGATTTGTGAAGCAGACCGACCTGTTTCGATGGTCGTCCCATTACGATATGTGATTAGCGTAAGAGTCCCAACGCCCTCGTTAGATTGAGGGAACTTAGATGCCAGATCCAATGGAGGCGTCCATGTCGCAGTGTCTCTCATAGGGTCGATTATCTTTGTATCGACGTCACCGAAGCGCAACCATACAGCGTTATACATCTGGTCTGATTTACGCCTTGCGGTGAAAGTAATCGGCTGTCCGAGAACACCTTGATAGTCGCCCATTGGATCTGACGCCCGAGGGATATCAGTTAAAGCGAATTGTCGATTTCCTACAACCAATTCACCAGTAAAGGCAAAGGCTGTACTATAGGCATTAACAAAGGCATCGACGTTCGCTACCTGTTTACCGTCTGAGCCGTGCGGGTAATTGAAATCCCAAGTCCCAAGATATACTTCTGAGTTAAACCCAGGCCCACTAATTTGAACGGTCTTATTTTGCTTCTGCCCGCCACAACGAGCTTCTACAAACATAGGGCCATAGAAAGATTGAGTTCCTACTTTGAGCCATAAGTCTATACGAACGGTGGATGAGTTGGCGGCTTGATTGACACCAATCTCATAAGCATTCATTCTAAGGGAGTATCCGTTATTTACCCCCGAAGTCCAAGTTGCCATCTATATTATCCTACCCTTCTATATATTTAGTAATATTCCGTGTAGGATCCGACGGATCCTGGAATGTAATAAAACGACCGATTTGAAGACTTAAGGTGAAGGCACCTGAGTCGATGTTAAGTCGCCCTTGAGCGATTGAGGCAATCTCTTTACCAGCGGACATAAATGAAATACGGTTAGGCGTAAATACCAACCGCTCGCTATTATCCTGCTTACCGATAGAGAGACCTTCCTCACTCTCAACTACCTGAGTCGTGATGAATTCACGAATATACGCATATTCACCAAACTGCTTAGAAACTTCAGATCTTAAACGAGCAGACATAACACGTAAGGACTCCTCAGCCGCTTTTCGACCAGCTTCATCCGTATCACGAATACGCTTAATTAAGTCCGCCCAGTCTGTAGACACCTTTCTCATGATATCATCATTCAAAGCCTTTAGTGCTTCATCCTGAGCTTCTTTAAGAAGACGTTGTTGCTCTAATACAGAGTCTGAGTTGGCTTTGCGTCCTAGTTCGATAGTAGTCTCAATTGGACTTGGTTCATATGGCGTAGCGTGGTCGCCTTCTTCAAGCTTAAATCCACACACCTGAACCTCAAACAACTCAGTGTTGGTCGCAAGTACTGTAAAGTAAATACGAGCAGCCTTGGGGTCGTTGTCACCCATCTTAGTTGGGTCGAATTCGAAGGTCCTAGATAGCTGCACCCATTCATTAGATACAATATAATCTGTTAAGAAGTCTCCAAATATAGACCAGTCCTTAAGCATTGGGTAAATATACATCTTAGCAGTTAAAGCACCGCTAATCTTCCTCGCATAGCAAGAAATGGTGTACTTAGTTCCAGGTTTGAGTTCTACGCCTTTGTAGTCACCGCCATACCAGCATACACCAATATTCTTACCTGAGGAACCTGCTTTGTTTTTAAACCTAACACCAGTAGAAACAGAAGCAACTGGCGGGTCTTGGATTTGAGTATATCCGAATTCAAATAACGCATGGTTTTCTGAATGCGAATAATATCGGTCTTGATTTGCATAGTTCTTAGATACCGACATCGCGTTTGTGTCTAAGAGCATATTTTCACCGACTTGGCCATCACGCCCTGGTTTCCCATCTTCTACGTCGGTGATCGTGATCTGACCACTAGATACAACAACCATTTGTTTCCTTTCTATTTCGTCTCAATGGCTACAGAAAATGTAGCACGGTTTAAAACATCAGCGTTAGTTAGATTAAAGCCTTTCATTCTAGCCTGAGGTTTCTTAGCCCATTCTTCATCAGCTACACCATTGGATAGAATCTTAGTCCACTTATAAGCGAAGCCTTCTCCCTCAGTATCAATCTCCTCATCATTACGATATAACTTAGCCGTAATACGAGTATCAATAATACCATTCTTAAACGTATCGCCATTACTAGAATGCACAACGGTTAAGATTGGAGAAATACCATCGCTTACAGTTGAGAATGTGATATCCTGGAACTCAACTACTTCGCCTCGAACCAGAGCCTGAACCGTAATAAGGGCACGACCGCTAGTCCCAATATTCGCCTTAGATACAGTGAACTTGTCCCCTCTACCTGCTACTTGGTTGTCTATGTAGTATACATATTCAGCTTCAGTAAACTCGCTAGAGCCTTTATATAAGGTAGGAATAACATCACATGTATCAGAGACTTCACGGAACATGGTAGGGCCTGTCACTTTTACATTCATTTTGAAAGGTTGAGCATCGGCCACCATCTGAGCCATCGCCTTACTAAGAACCGAGTTGTTCGTAGGTCTAGTAGCGACAACATTAGACAAAATAATCTTAGTTTTAGTCTGGTCTGTTGAGCAACGCACCATCTCAGTGACACGAGCTCTAATCAGAAGACCACCAGCGAAGTGCTCGTCAGTTAAGAAGATAATATCACCAATACGAATATCATTACGTTGTAGAACTACGGCAGAGTTTAACTCAATCTCCCATGTTGTAACGGGATACATGTAGGTCTTCAACATCTTAACCGCATAAGCCCAGGCCTGTTTGTAATCCGTAAATTCGGTCTTTACATCACGTACAATCCAGTTATCACAGTTCTCACGTTTGTTGAGTGAGGGGTATAACCTAGCCGATATAGGGGCGTAAATAGTGGTAGCATTACGAGTACAGTAAATCTCATTATGTACGCCATCTGCCGCCTTAACTTCTCTAGCCTTAGGCTGTTTGATGTAATTACCGTCTTTGTCACGAATACGGATAGCGGAGAAGAGGTTTGTTTTATCCTCTTTCTTCACTACCGATACGATGTCCCGACCCATCTCAAGGCGAATATCAGTACGAACTCGACCTAGACCATCTTCACGGTCATCAGCAAGAGCACGGGACTTGTAGACGTTAAGTTCATACTTGTCGATTTGCCCACCTTGATTAAGATAGGTACGAATATCCATCTCACAATCAAATGCTTCAACTAGCTTGATAATACGGGCTAGACAAGTGTCGTCGTCAGACTCAAACTTAAGAGTAAGCTTTGTGTCACGAACGTCGCAACGCCCAAGGTCAATCTTAGTAAACCTAAATAGACCCATAATATCAGCATACTCGAGAAATGTATGGGGTTCTTTTGCTTCGTATGCTCGAACCTTCTCATTAAGAAGTTCCAGGTTAGCCGAGTTACATTCAAACTCAATAGTAGTATTGGTCTCTTTACGGTTTATAACACTGAAGACATAATCTCGACCATCATCTTGGAATGAGATATAGCAATCAGAGGTCATTTGCTCAACTCTAGGGTTAAGTTTACCGTTCAGATACTTATCAACCTTAAAGTTAAAGGTCGAGGAACCCTTACCACAGTATTCATGGAACTCTTCGTCGTAATACTTAAGAGAACCAGGGACATCATTGTTTATATGATCGATGACGTTCATAGCGTTGTCATGAACTGTCAACTGCCATGCAGGTTTTGCAATCATTTTGAAGTTTTGGTCCTCCTTTCTTACAACCAGGCTTCATCCCATTCTATAGTAACATCAGGCGCTTGTTCACAGAAGTCAGATGAATGAACTTCTAGCTTAGACTCACCTGGAGGGATTGAGAAGTAGCGGGAACCGTTAATAAGGTCGCCAGCGGCAGATACACCAACCTTAGATGATGATGGGTTAGCCACAAACGATACCTTACCTTGTTCCATGTCTACTACAACCTCACTACCCTTAGCATACTTGTTAGGGACTAGGTCGTAGCGCTCAGCGCTATTCTTAACGAAGCGAATGGATTGGATACATAGAGTATCTAGTGACCCTACACCATCTCTTTCACCTTTATAACGCCCAGCCATAACCCAAATCTTAGTACAAATTAGGTATTCTTTAGACGGGTCGTTCAGTGTCTTAGGGATACCATTATAAGAGAAGGTCAACTTAGGTCCTTCCTTGATAATATAAGCATCACCAGTACGACTGTTAAAAGCTACGTTTGGTCGAGGTGTACCTGGTTCATTGTTGTTGGCACCAAAACTATTCATCTCACGTTGGTAAGTAGCACCTGAGTGTATATCACCTAGGGAGAATGATTGCCATGTGATTTCACCTGACGTATCGGGTTTTTCAATAGTATAAGCACAAATAACACGGTTGTCATCTGTAACAAACATAATTGATAGTGCGCCAGATTGTCCAAATGCAGAAGCCCAGACTTTCATGTTGAAGTCGCAACGCCAGTCTTTAGCGCCCTTAACGCCAGTCTTGTCGTTAGGGAGAACGTATTCGTAAATACCGCACCCCCAGTCACGACCAACACCCTTACTACCTTGACCATTCCAATGTAGGCCAGGAGCAGGATATGCTGCACCACCGAGACCTTTCTCACGCCAACCTAGTTTCAATCCACCAATTTCAGCATGACTAGCAAAAGGTAGCGGTGAAATATTCTGGTAGCGGTTTGAGACTTCTGTAAACTTCGCCCATTCAGCCTTATCTTCGGGTTTAATATCTATTAAAGTATGAGATTGGTTAAACTGACCAGAGGCAACCCGAGTACCTGCGACATCAGCTAGACTTGTGCCGATTTCCATAATACCGTTCTGGTTTACAAGCCCAATCCAACCATTATCTGAATTGTTATGAACCCTAATCTTAGGGTAAGCCGGAGCAGACCCTGTGTTGTTTAGAGTTATTTTGACAGTTTTCCCTTCTTTAGTGAGAGTTCCAATGTCGGTGCTTCTTGTTGACTCATTGAGTACCTTAGTAACTTCAGAATGAAGTAAACCGTCTGGTACATCAAATGCAATTGAGACAGTAACTTTACTAGACTTAATATCTTCTGAGAATTTAGTAACCCCAGTAGCTACCGCCATGTAATATTTACCATCTTGGTCATCAAACTGCAACTTCTTAGGCCCATTAGGACAGTCTAGCACTCTGGCTAGCTTAGTTCTAAGGGCTAAGAAATCAACAGGCCCGCCATGTAGAACAGCCTCAATGTTGATAGGATACGTTGCTCTATGGGCCGACACCCAAGTCTTACCAAAACGACCGACGCCGGCAGAATACGAATGTTCTAAACCGGCACCAGCGTTACGTTCAACTTTAGTTACAGCATCAAAGAGTTTACCAATATCAACTGCTTCAGCACCCTCACCAAAGATTATGGAGAAATAGTTCTCATCTCTCATATCGTTGGTAATACTCCATCTAACATGTTTAGTCGATCGTTATAGGAACGTTGTGCATCAGCCATACCTGGAGCAAGAGCCCGATTAACGAGGTCTTTATCCATGAATACAGGACTGACACGGTCTTGAGCGAGAAGTTCATTACCAACAGTTCCAACTTCTGCAAGAGTCTCAAGCTTACGATCAAGAGCATTAAGACCTTTAACTACTTCATCAATAGAATATCTATTGCTTGCTTGCGCCCTTGTAGCAGGGTTAAGCGCAGAGTAATTTACTCCGCCTGAAAGGTTAAGCGAACCAATACCGCTCCAGTTATATCCATCGAGATTTGTAGTATCGAGAACAGGGGTAATGGTTGGGTTCATATCCATATTCTCATCCAGGTATCCGGTCATAGTCTCCATAGAGGACTGAACGAATTCGTGGACCTTATCCATGTTTGAGGAAATAGCTTCCATAGATTTAGTAGAACCTAAACCTCCTGCAAATTCCTTAACAATAGCAAGGCCTGAACGGAATACGCCACGCCATCCGTCACCAGAGAAGACCCCTTCTTTGGCTGGAGATTGTGGTTGGTGATGTTTGACCTTGGAGTTGACCTTAGCCATAGCGTCATCTACTGCCTTAAGGGCCGCTTGAGAAGCAAGACCCCCAGCGAAGGCCTTAGTGATAGCCTCACCAGAGTTAGCCGCAGTACCAGTGCCTTTAAGACCGCCTTGCGCTGCCTTATTAACCTCACCTGCCGCCTTAGATGCTTTGCCTTTATTCTCATCAGACTTGAGGTTGTTCGCATATGACGTAACTGATTTATCAGCGGAGTCTTTACCATCAAACTTCATAGCCTTCTGAGCAGTATCTGCAACAGTCTTGGCAGATGACTCGGCAGTAGTTTTACCATTACCGATAGTATTACTATAATTAGTCATACCCGTACCGGCGAGATTGATACCGGGAGCAAAGTTACCTAGAGTAGTGTTAAGGTTCTGTTGTGTTGTAGTGGCTTTCGCATTTACATCACCAGACATCTTATCCATACTCGCACCAACTTTAGCATTGGCATCATCTACAGCAGAAGCAGCTTTATCACCCATACCCTCAACAGGTTTCATGTATTCGTCCATGTTCTCTTGAGAGATACCAGCGAAGTCACCAGCAGCCAGCTTATCAATCATTTCTTGATTAATCTCACCAGTCTTAACTCCGGCCATTGCTTTGGTAATATCAAGTTGACCACCCATATGCTCGTTGAGTTTAGTAAATGCTGAGCTAATAAGACCTGTATCGAAGCCTTGTCCGTTACCAGAAAGACCTTCTTCGACAGCCTTCTTAACTTGGTCACCACTATCCTTAGCCTTTTCCTTAGCAGTAAGAACACCGTTGGCATAATCGAAGCCTGCAGCCTCAGCGATATACTTGATTTGGTTCTCAGTCATACCAAGTTCAGCCATCTTAGCCAACAGCTTACCGGCTTCTTGTGCAGAAATCGAACCATTTTGAAGTCCTTTGATAAATTCTTCAGGGCCTTGGATGCCGAGCTGAGAACAGTAGATACGGAAGGTGTCTAGACCGTCTTTACCTGATGCAGCAAAGCGACGAGCTGCTTCTGCCTCTTCTGGGCCGAGTGCATCCATAGTTTCAATGGCTTTCTTGATACCTTCTTCGGTTGCGATTGACGGGTAGTCTTTGAGTTCATCCAAAGCTTTACGACCAGACTCGGCCATAGCCTTAAACGCTTCATCGACCTTAGGGGTCATCTCCTTGACCTTATCGCCAATGAATGGGATATTCTCCATAGACTTCAGCATCAGGACTGTCATGATACGAAGGCCTTCTAAGATAACCTCAGTAAGAGCCTCAACCATCTCAAGACCGGCCATAACAAGAACGTTCTTATTATTTCTAATCCATTGGGCAACTTGCAACAGACCTTGTAGAAATGCATCACAGAATTTAGTGAACCAACCAGGCATAGCCTCTGTTAATTTAATAACGGCTTCACCAGCGATTGTTACGAGTGTTTCGGCGACCTTAGCAGACATTGATAGAACACCTTCAAGGAACCCGCCTAGGAGACGAACCCCTACTTGGATAATACGCCCAATATTGCCTTCTACACCTTCGATGAAGCCTACCACTATACCGGTTACAACACCGGCTGCAACACGACCCATATCATCGGCACCTTTGGCCGCTTCTTTGAAGAATTTAGCGACGTTCTGTCCACCTTCAGCGCCAAGCTTAGATGTAGTGGTTATCATATCATTCATTGCTTGAATGAATCCAGTAGCAGCGTTAAGGAATCCTGCTAGAGCATCGGCCGCGACTTTAACACCTAGACCAAGAAGTAAGAAGCTTCCTGCCAGGACAGCGACGCCGGCCATACCCATTGTGGAGTTTCCGAGTATGCCACCGATAACAGCAAGACCTGCTACAATAGCACCAAGAACGCCAACTTTAGTCCAAATATCATCAACCGGAATTTGGGTTAGCATTTGCATACCAAGTGCTGCAACCACGACAGCCCCAACAATTACGCCTAAAGCGAGTAGACCGTCTTTCTTAATCTTCTCACTAAGTTTAGCAAGCCCGACGAAACCAAGCATAACCGCACCGAGAGCCACTACAGCCGTAACAACATGTCCAAGGTCTGTGTTCATTTGACTTAGGATAAATAGACCGGATGCCGCAACGACAACCTCAGCTGCGATTACCCCTAGACGTCTAATACCACGAGAGGTTCCGTCTCCGGCAACTGCGCCATCACCAAGCTTCATAGCAAGCAATGAGAATAGACCGACAACAATCGTGATACCACCCAAAGCATTCATGAACGTATCGGGATTTGGCATCTTGCCTAATTCTCCTGCGAGTTCTGACATCATTTTGAATAAAAGTATCATACCGCCGAACATTACGAGAGCGTTCTTAGCAAACGATTGCTTAGAGTTGTCAAGTTGGCCAAATGCAAATGTCATTGCCGCCATAACACCAAGCATGGCTAATACAGCTGCACCACCCTTAAGTAAGACATCAGTTTTCATCTCACCGAGGGTCTGTATGGTAGCGGACATCTTCTTAATGGCAGACGCCATAGCACTAAAGGCGAATACTGAAGCAAACTTAGTACCTTGCATCTTAGATGTTGCTAATACAACAGCCGTGATACCAAGAACGATAGCAGCCATACCAGAAATGCCCTTGAGCAGTGTCGGGATGTCCATGGAGCCAAGTGCCGCAATAGATGGAACAATATTCCTAATTGCGTAGGCCATACCCACAAAGGTTAGGAACGTTACAGCAATCTTTTGAGTACCACGAACCGTATTCCCTTGTAACTTGTTCATTATAGCCATCGATGTAAACATCGCGGCAAGCAAGAGACTTACACCAATAATACCCTGAAGACCCTTCTTCCAGTCCATATTACCCAATAGAGCAACAGAGGCTGTAAGTAAAAGGATCGATCCTGCAATACCTAGCATACCAAGCATGGCTTGTTGCATATTACGTACTCTGGCAGGGTTGAATTTCTTAGTCGTCCTAGATAATGTGAGATAGAACACCTCAAATACCAGCAAGACACCAGCCAAGCCGCCGAGGCCTACTAAGAGTTTATCAGCAGGGATGGTTGAAAGGAGCCATAATGACGCCACCAATACACCAATAGCAATGGCCATCGCCTTAATGTTTTGTAGGCGCGCTTTTGCTCTAAAGAATGAACCAATCCAACCAAACATAGCTGTAAGCGAACCAACTACAGTCTTAGGCCCGTGTGTTAAACTTTTGAAGAAATCGCCAAACATGTCTTTCATGGTAAGGACACGTTTACGAGTATTCCAAAGAACCGCGATAGCCGCTGCTAGAGTTAATATACGGCCGATAGACTCAGAGTTCTCTTTGGTAAATGGCTTAAGGCCTTCGCTAAACATATTAGCCATAAGCTTAGCCATATCACCGATAGTCTCGAAGATACCTTTAGTCTTGTTATGAATATGGTCAACGTCATCACTAAGCTCATTGATACCAGACTTAGCTTTCTTCATATCGCTTTGACCAAAATCAAGAGGCGACCTATCATCAGCATGAGCTGTTGTTACACCAAATAACTTAGTAAATGCATCCCATACATCTTTAACAGACTCGATAACCTTACCAAAGGTCTTACTGATACCATCTCCGATTTGTTTAACAGAGTCGCCGAAGTTCTTGAATGAGAAGTCCACACCTTTAAAGTTAGATGAGAAATCACTAGCAAACTTCTTGACGTTGTTCCAAATATCGATAAGGAACTTCTGGACATCTTCCGGTAAAGAACCGAAGAATTGTTTGAACCAAGGACCGAAAGTAGACTTAAACCAATCAATAATTCCAGAGAATGTGTTCTTGAAACCATCAAAGATTTTAGTCATAGTTGGGCCGTGAACTGTTTCACCTAGACCTTTCCAGAAGGCACTAAACCAACCGCCGAAAGTCTTCAGGGTCGTCTTATAGTTAGTGAAATCAACTTTAGATTTACCCAGTTCAGTCTTGATGTTATTGGTCATTTCGCCGATAAGATTTTTACCATCGGTCAGACCTTTAATAGCGAGTTTAACCACATCAAGTTCGCTAGCCCATTTACGGAAACCGTCGATAGACTTAACGATACCTGGAATAAACCCATCAGCAAAGTTCGCACTCAGAGTTTGTTGGATTTGCTTAAATCCGTCAGCCAAATCTGAGAATTTGAAGTTACCAATACTGAAACCGGCCAATTTGTTACTCAACCACTCAAATGCTTGACCTACTGCGTCTACAATAGGTTTAAGGAATGCGAATGAGAATTGGACTTTATCCAGTTTATCGGCGTATTCTCCGAGTGAAGGCCATGTCTTACGAACGACATTACCCAATGATTGGAAGGAGAATGTAGAGTTTTCCAACCATTTTGACAATCCCGCACTTCCTTTAGAGATAGACTCGAAAGGATTAGAAGCAAAGCTAGCAAGACCGGATTTAATCTTACTAGTATCAGGCATATCGAACTTAAGTCCTTTAAACATGCCTGTAATGTTGCTAGGGATTAGAGAACCCCAGTTAAGGTTCTTATTAAAGTCTTTCCAGCTACGGATTTGTCCATTAATGACACCATCCATATTCGCGTTAAACTGTGCCCAGAAAGTCTTGTAGTTAGTTTTCATAGTTCCGGAGAACGTATTCCAGTCACTACTCATCTTATTTAGATTTTGACGTAGTTTATTCCCGAACTGTCCAGCCGAACTACTCATGTTATGGGTCGCTTTGTTGAAATCAGAGAAACCAATAACGAAATCACCCAGCATCTTACCGAATACCGGAAAGCGTTTCATTGCGGTACCTACACCGAACGCCCAGTCATTAAACCCCTTATAGTTCTTATCAAGCGTATTGTTAAGAATCTTGAACGGGCTCATAAAATGAGCAAAGAACGTTCGAATGTTCTCCCTAGCCTCACGAACACCCGGTATTAATAGTAGGACTGTTTCCCCAAATTTCTTAAGGAAATCAATCACTTTACCGATACCGTTTGGAATGGAGTCGAATACGCCCATCCAAACTTGAGCGAACTTACCAAGATATTCATTAACCTTAGCCCAGAAACCATGTACAGCGTTTGCGACAGTATCGAATACTTTACCAGCTTTCTCAAAGTTGATAAATTTGCCGATAACCGTCTCGATAGTTCGAATAACCGAACTTACCACGCTAGACAGCATACCCAAGAACAATACGAAATTCTTGAACATATGGTCTGGAATAAGGAGTTCAATAATCTTAAGTTTCGCGCCTAATTCAGCAAGAATCCATTTAATTACACCAAATACTGTCTGGAAGGTTTGTTTGAATGCTTCAGACTCTGCGGTACCGATTTTAAGTTTTTCAGTTAAACCTTGGATTAACCCAATAAGTTGTTGACCAAAAGAAATCGTATGGTTATCGCCAAATACTGTACGGAAGGCTTCTCCGATAGGTTTAATAATCAAACTAAGAGAATTAAACGCGGTCTCCATTAGCTGGATAACCTTCTGACGACCACCAAGGTCTACAAAGGATTTAGCGAATTCTACAGCTTGATTACCCGCTTTGGATAAAGCGTTTGCTGCTAAATTACCCCATTTAGTCCAGAAAGCAGTCACTTCTTCACTACCCGCTTGACCAATAAGAGTTTCCCAGAAACGAGCCCATACACTAGTTACCTGGTCTGCTACCGCTTCAGATACTTCTCCAAGAGTGTGGAATTCTTCAGCCATTTTAGACAAAGTCTCATCATTAGCTAATGTCTCTAATGACTTGATAAGAACTTCGTTAGTCAACCAACCTTGTTGAAGTGAGTTGCGGAACCCTTCAGACATATCAACATCTTGACCTAATGCCTGAGCTGTTTCAAGCAAGATATCTTTAAACCTTTGGGTCGCCATACCAGCATTTTCAACTGATACCCAGTTCTGAGTATTCATCTTACCCATTTGTAGGGCTTGTTGCACACCGAATTGCAATGACCGATTAAATCCGTCAGTTGATGCTCCTGCAGAAGCGGCCAAGTTACCCCAACCTTTTAGAGCGGTTGTTGACTCTTTAAGACCTACCCCCGCATTTACGAACTGAGCAAGAGAGCCATGCATCTGCTTAACGGAATATTTGGTCGTTTCGGCATATTTCTGTAGGTCATCTAGGGAGTCTGTAATATTGCCCATCTCAGAACGACCCAATGCCGCGACCAGCATATTTACCGAGTTAATCTTATCCTCAAACTGTCCAAACCCTTGTTTTACTGGCGCAATAGCGTTCATAACACTACGTCCAAGGTTTGTCGCGATAGATAACCCAGCTTGAACCGCAGATGCTGCGATATTACCCAGTGCCACCGTAGCGATAGATTGTAGGAAACTAAACCCTTGTCCAGATTGTTCTACCCGGTCACCCATCTCTTCGATAGCTTGAGCTGCTTGTTGGGTGCCACTAGATACAGGAGAAATAAAACCTAACACACTAGATGCAAAAGTTCCAAAT